ATATTCAAATTTGTAATTTTTTCCATACCCTAAAACACGGGCAGATACCATTAAAGCATTTTTATCTCCAATTAACAAATCATTAAAGTTAATTTTAGTAACTATTAAAGATTCTAATAATTTTTCTATAACAGTACCTTTTTCGATATAGGATTGGTTGGTTAAAATATCCTCTTCCCTAGCAGTCATGTATTTAATTTCGACTTTTCCTTCGGATAAAGGGCTTTCCTTAGAATATAATAATCCTTTTGAGGGTAATTCTACTATTTCAGTAGGTAATTTAAATTCGGCCATAATCTTTATTTAATAATAACTTTTGTTCTATAATAAATATTAATATAAAAAAAAAGCTTGGCAAAGCCAAGCAATTTTTTGAGGTATGAGGGTTGGGTAAATTTTTAGAAATTTAATACACAGTAATCTGGTTGGACTTGCATAGTAATATTTTGAGCAGCGGATTCATTATCATAGCTGTATGCACCAAAATTTGCGTTAGTGATCAATGCACCTTTAATAATCCATTCAGATACTATATCACCAACAGGACCTAATACATTAAAGGTTAAATCCTTTTTATAGAAATCAGAGTAACCGTTTCTACCAGTTACTGATTCGTGGTGTAAACGAATCCATTCCATTACAGCTTGAGCACCACTAGGTGTAATTGGGTCAAATAATGTAAAATCAATTGTTCCCCAGTTAGTTTTACCTTTTACATATCGTTTTAGGTTGATATGATTCAAAGGCACAGTTTCTTGTGTAATTGTGATAGCACTTACTCCTTTAACAATGTACGAAGGAAAACCATCTATGTACATTACGAACCTATTTTGTTGTTTAGGTTCAAAGGCTGTAAAGAACATTTCGTTAGTATCTAATATTGCCATTTTATGTATTTATTTTATTATAAATATTTTATTTTTTGTTCTTTATGATGGAAATGTAGCTCCAGTTGGTAATACATTAAAATCTAATAATATAAATTCAGCTGTACGGGTTGGTTGCAAATAAATTTGACCTACAAGCTCATTTCTATCTACTACATCTGCTGTATTATTAGTATCATCCATTACTACTTTAAAAGCATATAATCCTTGTCTTTGTTGTACTGTTTCTAAGTAGGGATTAACTTGACTTAAGAATGAATTTCTTGTAGCAATTGTATTTTGTTCAAATACTAATGTGTCAGCAATTTGGGAAATATAGCTCTTAAGTGAAATTAATAATCTACGAACATTAATACGATCTAAAGCACTTGCTTTTTTCTGTAAAGTTTTCTGTCCAAATACTACTACTCCTGCTTGAGGGAATGTAGCTAATGGGTTAATATTAGCTTCATATAATGTATCTCTTGTAGAAGTAGGTAATTTTCTTTCTACGCGCACTACGCTGTCTAAACCACCTCTTGTTAATCCAGCGGGGGCGAACCAAGAATCACTTGACGCGTCTGTAAACGCATATACTCCAGGAATTAGCGTGGAAGCTGGCACCCAAATTAATTTACCTGTTCCAGGGTCTATAACTTGAGCCCAAGGCCAATATGTAGCAGCATAGCTTGTATTATATAAGGTGCCTCTTTCGGTTACAGTACCTATTTGAGCATTATACCCAACTAAATCAACTACAGCTAAAGTATCTGTTCTTGTTATTGCAGTATTAACTAATCTAGTAACTTGTAAAGTTGAAATTTGAGAATTTAATCCAGGTGCTGTAATTAGATTATAACGATATTCATCAGCATTTCCTAAAAGAGCAATTGCTGTGTTATAATCTGAGGCTTGGATACCTTGAATATTAGTGCCACTAATGATTTTTTCATTAAAAGCAGCTCCACCACCATAAAATAATTTACCTTGACCCCCATAAAAAGAACCAGATTGAATAATTGGTAAAGAAGACGTATATTGAGATCTTACAGCTCCAGCATTATCAAAATAATCTGGTGTTGGGTAATTTACTTCTTTTACTCTTACATAGCGGGATTTATTAGAATAAGATCCACTATCTTGGATATAGTATTCTGATCCATCTTGTCTTACTACTTTTTTAGAATTACCAATTACAGTTTCAATGTAATTTGTAGAATTTGGGTCTAAACTTAAATTTTGATAAGTTTCAAGTATTACTTTTTCTCTATTATTATCATCTCCTCTACGAATTAATAAGCTAAATGTTCCACTTTGAGTATTAACTGTTGAGATTTCCCAACGAACATTATTAGCTGATCCTGATGATAAAGCCCCACCAGGGAGGATTTCTGCAAAAGATTCAATGTAAGAAGAAGAAACATATCCATCAATAACATATATATTATCAAGGTTATTCATAATTTCTCCCTCAGAAAGAGTTTCTAAAGTAAAGGGTCCACTTTTAGTATCAGGGGTTACATTACAAATTACAGGTGTATTAATAGCAGGTTCAAATGAACCTGATGTTACACGGGTAACTAATAAACTTTCCCCTCCGTTTTGAAAATAATTGTTTACTGATACTGAGGTTAAATAGCTATAAGTTTGGCTTCCACTTTCAAAAGTAGAACCAAATCTACTTGTATAGTCACTATATGAAGTAACTACTGTAGGAATTTCAACTGGTCCTCTTACTGTCGGACCTATAATAGCGGCCCCAACTGTTATGGGTTGGGTTGTTATAAATGATTGATCATTTTCCCTTGCTAATACACCTGGTGATATTAATGTTTCTGCCATCTTAGGTAAATATGTTTAGTATTATATTTTATTATAAATACTAAAGAACTCTTCAAAAAATTAGATATTTGATATTATTTCTCCAGTTTCTAGATTAATATTACCATCACCATATCTTTCAGTTAGAACTTTAGCAAATTTAATTCTTTCTTCTTCAAATTTTTGTTTAGTTTCAATTAAATCGTCTTTTTGTGATTCTAAACTAGCAATTTGATACTCAATTTGTCCAAAACTAAAAACAATATTGTTTTCTTGTTGTTGATAACCTTTTAGTGTTTGTAACTCCTCTTCTGTTAAAACTTTTTTTTCCATCTTAAAAATTAATTTGTGATTATAAATATATGATTATGTATTTAAATTTGAAAAATTTGAAACTGTTTCGGAATCAATACTAATTTTAGCCTTAGAATTAAAACTTCGAACAGCTTTTAAATCTTTCTGTAATGTTTCGGGGATGATATGACCCCTTAATCTAATATCAAAGCTACCTTTAACTAATCTTTCTTGCCCTATTGTTAATTCTGTACTAGTAGTGATAGAATCTATAAAAGCCCTAAATTTAAATCTTTCGGGGTCACCCCAATATGAATCAGAAGCATATTCTACGGATTCAATTATTTTATTTAATTGTTCCATATAATAAGTTTGTATAGTACAACTATATTGTAAAGTTACAAAATCAGGAACTACAATAGCTTGAGATTGAATAACGGGTTTTCTATTATTTAGAATATTAAAATTAGAATATCCATTTATGCTGTTATATCCTTTTTGTATACTACCATATAAATGAGGTGAATTAGAATCTACTTTAGCCGTTACACTTCTATCTTTAGCTATAGAATTGCGTGATATATAAATAATAGGAAGCATAATTTTTCCTCCTTTATCTCTATAATATCCATCTTTTTGATACGATTTCCATCTTTCAGGAGAAGCATAAATAACAGGAACTTGAATACGTTGATTGTTTTGGTATACAAAGGGTTGTATAATATTATTAAAATAATAAAACACTGCTTCATCTATATCTTGAATTCCAATAGAAAATGATTTTGATTTATCCCCCCTAGCTGAAATTTTATCAGATCTATTAAAATCAATGTTTGTTGATTTTTGGTTGGGATTATCTATAACATTAGGATTAGTTAAATTAGCTAATTCGTAAGGTTCTTGTTGTCCTCTAGAAATTTCTTCTTGAGTTTCGGGTCTTGGTTTAAAATTTTTTTTAGATAAAGGAACATTAGGGATAGCAGGGTACCTTCCTTGAGCATTATTAAATGCTCTTTCATATGCTTGAGATTTTGTTAAAGGTTTTGACATTAAAATCTTTCTTTATAAGGTGAAATATTATACTTATCAGCAGGTACATAATGAGTAGTACAAATAATAGATAAGTTAGATCCAAAATTTTCTAGTCCCGGATTTAAAGGGTTTATATTATTAGGGTAATCTGGGTTTTTACCAACAAAGTATTGGTTTGTTACTATTTGGTCTACTTCATAATATCCTTCTTGATATAAAATTATATCTCCTACTTCAGCAACATAGTTAGAATCTACCAAATCATCTCTTAAAAATGCAAAGGTAATAGGTTGATTAAATCCTATACCTTCTCCTCCTTCAGGAAATTCTTGGTCCCCTCTATTAATTAAACAATCAAATATAAAAGGGCCATCAAAATATTTACTACCAGCAGCTTCACCATATAAATTAGTTTTAGTTTCTTCCAGTTTATATTTGTAAAAAGAGGCCTGTTGGGTAATTATATTACCCATTAACTCACGATTTATTCCTCTTATTAAACTTACATCACGTAAGCTGCCAAACATTGCCATATTAACCTATATAAATTGTATAAGGAACTTGTTTTAATTCCGTTTGTTTAAATTCTGCTTCTTGTGCTCTTCTTTCTAATAAAGATTTTCTTGATGTTTCATCTAAATATGCTCTTAGCCTTTCTAATAAAGATGTTTTTTCCGCAGTAGCGGCTGTAATTAGATCTGATTGGTTTAGGGTTACTTCGGCATTTGGAATGGGTATATTACTATACTTACCTCTTACATATCCTAACATTTCTTTTACTAATGCTAAGGTATACTCAAATATCCATTGGCGTCCTACTGAATTTATGCTTAAGTATGTGGGGTTATTATAGGGGGTATTCGAAACATTAGATACTTTACTAGCATCATTACTTATACTTTCTGAAATTCTTTCATCTCTTTTAATGTATTCAAAATGCAAATTAGCACTTCCTGTTAATGGGATAGGGAATATTCTAACATTATTATTTTTAATTTCAAAACTGTAATTCGATCTACGAATTTGATCATTTAATTCAATAGCTTGAATTGTTTGTAAATCATAGTTTAATGGCATCATTAAAAAATTAATAGCAGGGCTCATACTACCAAACCCAAAACTATCAAATAATGATTGATATCCAAAGCCTGTTCCAGCATATGGATCAAAATATCTTACAATAGCAGGGGGAGCTTGATAAAATAATCTTTTAATTTCAATACTTCCTGTAATTCCTTCATTTTCTGCCCATTGTTTTAAATCATAGTCTTGTACTGAAGCTGTAATAGGTATAGACCCTTTATAATAAGGAACATTACCTCCTGTACCAGCTTCTGCTCCATATTGTTCTGTTAACCTAACTATAGGTTCAAAGCTAGGAGTTATAAGAGCATCATTTAAATTTTCATTAACTGAAGATCCTTCTAAGGATAATTGATTATCCCTAATTTTATATGCATATAATTCATTACCATAGGTAGTAATGGCTTCTTCAAATGCAGCATAAAAAGAAATATCCTGTAATTCTACTTCTACTAAAGGATAACCTAATCTTCTAGCACAAAAATTAGCTACTTTATCTGCATCGGTTTGGAATGAAGTATCAGAATCATAAAACCCAAATGGGGTATTCCCAGGAGAAAATGAACTAGATCCAGGCCAAATTGGAATATTTGCCATAATTTAACTGTTTATTTATAAATATGAAAGAGGGGACGCTTAACGACCCCTCTTTTTATAGTTAAATGAATAATATTATTATCCAGTAAATACCATAAGATATTTAGAACTAGCAGAACTACCTGATAACCATAAAGATCCCGTAGTAGTTGGTTCTGTAGTTGGTAACCCAGCAAATATTACATCAGATCCCGAAATATGGAATGAACCACTTGAATCAAATGATACTGCTTCAATTGAACCACTAGCGGCCAAAGCAGTAGATGCTGTCGTAGCAATAGATGCTGATGTAGCGTTAGATATTGATCCTGTTCCTACAAAAGACCCGGTAAATACTCCATCTAGTTCACCCGAAGCATTTTGTGATAAAGAGCTAGTAGTTGAGCCACTTATAAATACAATAGAAGCATCTGATACAAATAAATCCTTCCAAGGGTTTGCAACTGTTCCTAATGTTGCTGTTGAATCACTTGGAATAAGGTTGCCTTGTAAATTTGAACCTAATACGTAAGAAGCTGTTGCAGC